TTCATCTCCCCTGCAGGAATTTTATAGCAAAACACGTTGTTGTATGTTTTAAAAAATACGCTGATTTTAGCTATTTTTGTTATATTTTTGACCTATCTATACTCATTTTTTAAAACTTTTGGGGCGAATTTGGGGCAGACGCACTAAAAAAACACTCCATAAATCAACTTCTCAAGACCTCTGGACAAGGCCTTTTATTATGTCCGCAAAAACGGCAATTTTTAAAAACGTCCGAGATAAAAGTAAGTATTTTTCTATCAAATTTTGAAAAAACGCTATTTTTTTGAAATTCAGCAACAAAAAAGCCCCCAGCAAACGCTGAGGGGCTACAACCAAACTATATCTGTTATTTTTGTTTTTCTAACTCTAGTATATTTTCTAGCCGAAGATTCATGGAGTGTAACTAATCTATAAAATCCGCTCCTATCTCTTCTTAAGCCTAAAACCTTTACATTACGATTATCTCCCTCAAAGAAAACCAAGTCAAGATTCATGCTATTCTTTGACAAATCTTTTCTAATGACGCAATATTCCGTCGCCTGCTTCATAAAAATTTCGGCGATAAATGGGTATAAGGCAACTCTACGAGTTACTTCTCTATAACTTGGCAAACTCTTAAAATCGGACAAATTAAATTTTCCGCTTTCAATCTGCGACAACGTCCGACTAGCATAGTCACTTGTTATTTTATGCAAACCGAAAAGATGGTGCAAATCCGTCGCTTGAAAATGTACAATGAGGTTTGTTAAGTCACTATAATTAGTGGATACTTGGCATGATTTTCCGACAAAATTTTTCCGATAATCTTTAACAAGTTCTCTTAATTCCACACAAGACTCCATTATAAAAATAAAAAAGCGCTGAGCAAGTTTCAACCCTTGCTCAGGTTAACGATTAGTGGTGGCAAGTCACTAACTCCCCTTAGTGCTTCTTAGGCTTATCACCAGGGAACAGTTTTAAAGCTCTGCCAAGCCATATAGAGCGCTTCACTATATGTCTGTGTCACCACAGATAAAGCCGAGATGGTTAGAAAGGAGGTGATGAACGGAATTTCATCTATTTTCTTAACCACGTACATTATTTCACAACTTATCATAACTTGTCAAGAAAAATCTTCGCAAATAAAAAACCCAGCAGACCGCTGGGTTGAAAAACTATTTAAACGTACCATAAGGTACGACATTGCGCCGATTTGACTCCTCGCCTGCTGCTACATAGCGACGTACACCGCTACGGCTAACATACGATACCCAAATGTATCCATCGGCAATATAGACCGAATCATAATTAAACTGCTCGCCATTCGTGTACGTTGCCACAACTTTACCGTCTACACCAGGCTTGTCTCTGACATTGAGCAGAGATACTTTAACGGTCATTGTCCCCTGCTCGTCTTTGACCTTACCGAGATTGCCACTACTTGCCTGTGTTGTCACTGCAGTAGAGTCGCTGTAAGGTGGATAAAACCAGCCGACAAGGTTGCTGATTTGCTGGCTAGCATATTGAGCAGGACCACCGACCGACAAATTACCTACCAAGTTTTGCTCGATTGTTTGGACGGTATTGCCACTAACACCGATAATCAAACCTGTATGCCCATAGTTGATACCGTCACCTGCCCAGTAATTCTTGACAAAGATAGCCCCTGGACGTGGACGTTCTGAGGTAGGCATATAATGCACCTCGAATCCGTGTCGCTTTGCTGATTTAATCAAATCAATGGCGTTGCCCCAAAGAGCTTTGCCGAAAAACTTGCCACAAATCCAGTTAGGTAGGTCTACACATTGATTACCGTACCAACCATCATAGTCTACACCTTGACCACGATTGGCAAGGTCTTTGGCAAAATTAACTACTTCATTTACTGTTGTCATTTAATACCTCCAAAATTGGTATAAGTAGAAATGCAATTGGCGCCAAAATAATCAGCGCCAACACACAAAATGTTGTCTTTAATACCCTCATCGTTTGTCTGCCTTTGGCTCATAATAGTGTAGTGCTTGCTCGCTATCGGCAATTCCATTTGTCGTCGGGTCGTTGATGACCCCGACCACGGTCAAGATAGACATGATTGTACCAAAAGTGGTCTCCCAATCTTTCGGCACCCAGTTAAAACCTAGTTGTTGTGCCAATAGTACTATCAACGGTATCAATGTCCACCAAAATGTCTTATTGCGTAAGCGTACGCCCCAATTTATTTTATGCATATCTTATCCCTCCTTTATCGGCAATTGAATATAGATTTGGTACATAGTTTCAATCTCACCATTTCCGCCTAAAATTTTATAACTATCAAAAAGCTTGGCAATCTCTCGACGTTCTTCCAGCGTTGTCCAACCACGGGCAATTGCTGTGTCCAAATCCTTGTATAACGTATAACGACGGCTACTTCTACCGCTGTTTTTCAAAGTGTCAATTTCCTCTTGGACAGCGACTAAGCTGACTTGGTTGTCGTCTGCGACTTTTTTTAAGTTGGACACATCATCCTTGATGTCTTCCATACCCTGCTTGAGTTCGCCGAATTGTGCCTTATTTAGATTATTAGACCGTGCTGCAAGATAGCCAAAACCACCAGTAGCGATGACACCAATAGTAGGTGCCACCGCTCCGATGATGTGCAAGATTTGATCTGGCATAGGCTACTCTTCCTTCGGCTCAAGTTCAGCCAAGATAGCATCTTCCACCTCGTAGCGTTTTTTACGGAACTCAGCTTCTTGCTTGCGCATCTCTTTGCGGTTAGCCGCATAGAGTTCTTGATTGTACACAGTTTCGAAAATCTTCGATACGCCTTTATTATCGATATTGACTGTATAAGTTTTGACAATCTCATCACCGATTTTTAAGTTTCCGATTAGTTGAGTGGTTTTCATAATTTCAAGTGTCATGATTATTCTCCTTCGATGATTTCTTCCGCTGGTTTAGTAGCTTCGTCCAGTTGCGTGTTCAATTCTGCAATCTCTGCTTGCAGTTGTGCGATAATCTGCTGTGCCTCTGTCAGCTGTACAGCTAACAGATTCTTAGTTGTCATCTCCTCTGACAGTTTTGTCACGAGGTCGTTATTAGTCAAGCGTAAAGCTTGTGTGATTTGTTCTTGGTTCATAATTTCTCCTATAAATTTAATTCAAATTTCCAGTTGTCCCGTCTAGCTTTTATGTGGGTACGAAGCGCTTCGTTAAACTCAAAGTTGTTGTAAATAATGTGATTCCATATGTCCCATAACGCTGCCACCGCTGTATCCAATCGGACAGGCTTCGAATTTTTATCTGGAGCCACAAAGTGCTTAGACCAAATTTCGGACTCTGCATTGATGTTGGCAGGGACTATACGTTGAGTAACAGAATTGATATTCCAACCGACATCGCCTTGGGCGTGCCTGAATAGCGTGTTATCTCCATAGAGTCTTACATTATCTTCTGTGTTTATGTTGTTTGTGTTTTCCACAACAATCCCCGCAAATGTTGCAGAGTTAAAAACTTCTCCACCATTCCGATTGCTCCCGATGATTGTTCGCGAGTAATTCCCTTCAGTTTCGAATTTTATAAATTGAGTAGGGTGTCCAGTATAGATACGTCTTATTGCAGCTACGTTTGTGTAAAAGTTAATTTTGCTTTCGTCGAAATTGACATCCATACCACCGTTGAGAGCTTTAGCAATACCGCCAGCAATCTGCTTAGCTGACAAGTTCACAGCCTGTACCTGTGTGATGAATGCATTCTTAGCAAATAGTTGTTTTAGTTTAGCCTCGTCAGCTGCGAATTTGTTAAAAAATGCTGAATCCATTACCAACTTATCACCCGTGATAGAGTCTGCTTGAAATCTATTGCTAGAAATATATCCTGCTGTTAGCTTGCCAGCATCTAAGCTACCAATTTTGGCAGATGTAATCACACCGTCCTGGATGTATGTCTTACCAGTAATCTGTACGAGACTACCGTCAATCTTAATAGAGCCATCTTTGTTTAGGTTTATCTGACCCAACACATCGCCAGCCTTTGTCAGGCTTTTAATAGCATAAGACCCTGCTAACGTGCTGACTTGTGTCTTAAGTCCATTAGTGCCAGACACCTCTTGGACCAGACCTGCTGCAGTCTGAGTAACTTTGCTGACGTTGTCCAAAATGCTTCCAGTCGTGCCGACTGCGCCGATAGTACGAGTGTGACTGTCGACTGTGTCACGGACTGAGTGCAGGGCTGTGACGGTAGCGAGGTCTTCAGGTGCTGGTGACCAGTCTGTTGCGATAGCACCTATTTCTAGTTTCTCCCTTCGACAACTTTCTTCCGTAACTCCCGTGTTAGTCGCTACCGTAAGATTTGCATCTACAAATAATCGTACGCTTGTTATACCGTCTGGAACAACTCCTGTCACAGACAACCGTCCCTCTCCGTTGACAACAAAAGCTTCGCTATAGTAATGCGTATTTGCTCCATAAAAGGAGATGCGTGACCGAAGTTTCTTGCCTGATGTGGTTTTTACATCAACAGAAAAAGTAACGGAATCGCCAGTCTTAATACCTAACAACGCCCACTCTTGTGGATTGTAAGACTTGATTAAACCGTTGTGTTGTGTGACACGAATGGTCTTCCAATCACTGCTAGTGCCTCCTAGCAAATTAGTGACACCTATCTTTGTTGGAATTTTATTTTCAACCCGACTTATCGTCCGACTAAAACTATCTGCCGTCTCTTGCACAAGATTTTGCACAGTCGTAGATAACGCATAAGGCTGTAATGCACTATTAGTGATATACCCACGACCTGTGATGTTATCATCAACTTGTGATTTGGTCTGGTAGCCTTTGCCAGTGATTGCCGACTCGACCTGTGTACTAGTCAATCGCTTGCTAATCTCAGTCGCATTTTGAGTGATGGCAGTCTCAGCACTATCAACTCGGCCAGTCAACGTATTATAGTCCGTTTGCGATACTTTGCTTGACACATCGCTAATTAACTGCCGGATTTTAGTCTCAGCAGTCGTGACCTTACTATCAGTCGTAGTCAGGCTTGTCGACAACTGCTCGACACCCGAAGCAGTTTGAGTGATTGTGGTTTTGACAGATGATAGTTCATCAATCAAATCTTCAGGGGCTGGAGAGTATGCTGATTTAACACGAGTTTCCTCAAGTTTCAACTTAATGATCTCATAATCACTTACATTACTGTATGATACGTAGATCAAAAGTTTATCGCCTGAAACAATATTATCGCTGGTTCTAAAATTTAATAGCCCATTAAAATCTAGCCAATTCATTTTTTTTATGGTGACGGAAGAATCGAAAATTCTGATTCTTAAATTATTAAAATCACCATTATTTTTGACAATGGATTCACATGATAGTGTATAGTCTGTATTAGGTTTAAAATCTACTTTATACTCAATGTACCAAGCTCCTCTTCCGGCCAATCTTTCTGTTGTTCTACTTGACATAGAATGACCAGAATATGTAGCCATTTTATTATTGATTAGTAAGTTCTTGCCACCGATTTCCGTCGGTATCTTCCCTTCCACCTCGCTAATCTCAGTACGTATCTGCCCGGCTACCGTATCGACCTTGGCACTTGCAGTATTGATTTTGCCATCCAGCGTCTGTGTACTTGAGGTCAATTCTTCCAGCTTTCTGTCGACTGTATTTTGGTAGACTGCTAAATTTTGTTTAGCAGTATCAGCGGTCGTCTTAATCTCATTAAGTTTTAGCGTTGTTCCGCGGACATTTTCGTCATAGGTAGACTTAGCAACGTAGTTAGTAGCAATCGCGGTACGCTCGGCAGTTAACTGTCTCGCTGTCTCCTCCCGACTAGCAGTTAAATACTGCTCAACTCTAGCCCCTTCCGCGTTCTTGTAGGTTTCTAGGCTCTCTAATCGAGTATTGATTGCAGTCGCTGTCTGCTGAGCATAGGTCTTAGCCTCGACAGCCTTACCGTCTGCCAGTTGGATTTGACGGGACAACTCTGCACTGGATTCCTCAGCAGAGCGCTTGTAGGTTGCGATTTCTGAACGGAGGTCTTCTGGAGAAGCCTGCCAACCTAAATCAATATTTCCACGTCTGAGCGACACTTTTTCAAACTCAACTTCCCCTGTGAAATCCCTTGCATAGATATTAAACTCCATACTGCCTATCTGGCTACGTGGCACATTTACTTTGAAAGTAGTGGTAAACTGCACAACTCCTCTATTATTGACTGCTTCCAAGCGGGCGGCTGTCAAATATGTTGCGCCAAACCATGTTTTTACGCTGTCGTTCTTTCTACCGCTTATATACAGCGCAAGAAATGGATTTATAGAACCAGCCACATAATTAGTGACCTTAACTGAGATTGATGCTATGTATACCTGGCTAACATCGTCATTGGCTATCTGAGACTTGATGCTTTGGTAAATGTACTTGGTTTTATTAAGTTCTCCTATAATTCTCGCTTTACCATCAACTATAGTCACTCCAGTTCCTTGCCATTGGTTCAAGTTTTGATTAAAAGAGCTATTGAGCAGAAGGTTGTCTTCTATCCTCAAACTCTCAAACCGCTCCGTCACCCCATCTATGCCACTCTGCAAGTCAGCAGTCTTTCGATTGATACTCTCAATCTGCCCTGTCTGCATGTTGACGGTCTGCGTCAGAGCCTCGTATTGGGTCCTCGTTTGGCTCAGAGTGTCTTCTACGGTCTTAGTCCGACTGGTAACACTAGTGATGTCTCCAGTCGCCTTAGAAACGGTTTTAGAGAGTTCTGCGACTGTTGACCTCGTACCATCTGCCAGAGTTTCGACAGTTGTCACACGGCTAGTCAATGCCGTCTGCGCTCGTGCTTGTTCCAAAATCTTGCTAGCTTGCAAATTAAGGTCGTTCCGCAAGGCTGTAGCACTTGCTTGACTATCCCTCGCCTTTTGGTCCGCGCTAGCGATTGCCGTCTGCAGTTCGGACTTAGCAGTGTTTAAGGCTTGACTGACCGTCGCTACCTGCGCTCTCGCATCTGCAATAGCTTCGGTCTTGACTTGGTTAGCTCTAGCTATTGCACTAGCCGCATCCGACTTGGCCTGGTTGGCAAGCGACTCGACAGACTGCGTTTTGGATAAGATGTTCGCAACCTGTCTGTCGTGTTCCTCAGATTGGGCTTGCATAGATTGGTTGACTTGGGCGATTTCGGTATTGATGCTTTGCTTAATATCGTCAGCATACCGCTCAGCCTCAGCTTGGGCTTGCTCGATGCCATCGTTGATTTCGGATTTGGCTTTGTTAATTTTTTCATCGAATTCCTTATCCTTATATTCCAGTTGCTGTTGAACCTCTGCTTCGATCTCAGTAGACATTTGCTCGATGCGCTTGCCTAAAAATCCCTTATAAGAATACTGAGTATCATTACCAGCTTTGCTGTCTGCACTAATTTTGGATTTTAGACCGCCCTTGAAATTAAAAGATTGACTCAGTACAGGGACTTTAAAAGTCTCGTTTTTGTTTGTTTTTAACGTAATCCATTGCCCGACATCCAGTTTTAGGTGTCCTTGCCAATCAAGAGAAAATGGATAATACTTGATTTCTTTCAAATCATAATACAAATCGTCTAAGATATTCTGTATCATGAAGCTATTTTCTAGCTCTAAAGAGCGACCAGTTCGCAATCCAACTGTTAACGTCTCTTTGTCTTTCTTGCAAGTGATACCTGCAATCTGGTACATAAGTTCGCTTTTAGTCAGGCCGTGCAAAAAATAATTATCAGCAGTAATTGTGATATTTGATTCAGTCAACCCACGAATTTCCAATTTGCCTTTTCTGTTAAAAAAAGCAGAAAAGCCAAGCAATTGAATCGCTTGACTTAGTACTTCTCTAAAAGTAATGTCCTTTTTATCCGCTTTTGATTGGATGTGGTGCTGAATCGCTCGGAAACCTAAATTGTCTGTTTCTAACTCTACTCCCGTCTTTACACAAATTTCGCGAATGACATCTCGAATCTGCACTGGGTAAATCAAGTCAGAAATATAAGGTTGATTGAGCTTGAACATTCCGTCCATCAGATCTAATTCTGTTGTATTCCTGTTGCGGTCGATATTAATATCGTTGACAAAATACTCGCCCATCGCAACCCATTCGAAGGAATCGCCAGCTTTTAGCCCTATCTCTGGATAAACCTTATCCAACTTGTTAAAGCTAGTAATGATAGATGTAAAGGTCAATTTAGCCGAACCAGCAACTGTTCCGCCAGGTTTGAAAGTATCGCCGCTGATATATCCATAATTAAAACTAGCTTCTTTGATGTCGCTAGAAGTATAGGCGCCTGTACGAATAGCAAACACCCTATCTTTAGCTAACATAGCTTGGTTAAATGTTACCGTGTGAACCACCTTACCTCTCTATTAAACTAAATTTTAAACCACTCCAAGGTTTGAGTTTTTCATCAAATGAATATGCTGGTGCTGTTCTGTCACCAACATAGAATGTTTTAGAGGTCTGCCCTAAGATAGGGTCCGGATAGGATACTTCAAAGAAAACAGGCTGAACAGCATTCTGTATCTGAGCCATCTCAGCCTGTGTCAACATCCCCCAATCACATTCCAATTTGCGCTTGGTTGTAATCCTATCCCTGACCATGTCTCCGTTAGCATTTCGACCTGTCTCGCCATCTACATCATTGATAGCGACTTGAAAAGATTTAGGAGGTACTACTGTAACTCCATTGATAATCAATCGACTCATGTTTCCCTCCTAAATGTTTAATAACAGTTCGCCAGCTTGCGCCTGTGCTTTGTTAATCTCATCAATCGCAAAGCGTCCGAATTCTCGGCTGCCGATATTGATGACGATGTCACCACTTGGCAATCCAGACGATTGCGGTAGACCTCCGCCCAAAGCATTAACAACTGCACCGCCGACAACTCGTCCCATTGTTTGCAGGAAGCCTGTATTTTCCAACGGCATAACCACCTCTTTACCAGCCTCGCCAATCATGGCAACTGTTGGGCTATCCACGATACCACCACGGGCCAAGCGTGGAAGATTAACATAACCAATACTGCCGAGACTAACGCCTGGAATGTTATTGATTAAACCAATAACACCGTTAATCATACCGATAAAGCCATTTACAGCGTTCTCAATAGTGGCAAACACACCATTCATCGCATAACGAAATGCACCAGAAACAGCAGTTGCTACAGCGCCGCCGATGTTGCTAAACCAACTGACGATGTTATCATAAATGCCACGGAAAAATCCTGCAACGTTGCTGAAAGCATTTGTAATACCATTCCATGCCTCAGAAAACTTCTGTCCAAACCATCTACCTACGTTGGAAAATATATTCTCAACATCTTTCCAGCGGTCTCCGAACCATTTGCCTAGCCCTTGGAATATGCGGACAATAGCATCCCATCCAGCCTGTAATATTGCAACAATGGTATTCCAAACACCTTTTAAGAATGATAGAATGGCGTTCCAAACGAACTTGAAGATAGAAGACAGCATTTCCCAGATTCCTTTAGCAATCTGAACAATCCCATTCCAAGCCTTTTCCCAATCGCCAGTAAATACACCAACCAGGAACTCGATGATACCGCCTAGGATTTTTAAAACAGCTCCTAAAACATCGAAAACAACATTCCACGCTTGCACGAACCATTCTGCAAGTGTTTGGAATATTGGAACAAGTACTGGTAGTATGTTCGCAGCTATCCAATCAAAGAGTGGCAAAAACCCCTCTTCCCATACAACTTTCAATAAATCTACTACTTGACCGAATGCGTATAGGAAATTATCAACAAAAGGCTGAATATGGTTATCAAACATATCAGAGAACAATTGTCCGATGCTATCTAATACTGGTTGAACATCATTGTTCCAACTGTCTATCAGAGTGCCAAAGATAGAACTGAAGCCCTCAATGAACGAATCAAAGAACGGCTTTAAGTGTTCATCATAGGTTGCATTTAAGCTGATAAAGGTATTCTTGAACAAGTCCTTGATAGACGCGAAGATAGGTTCTACAGCTGATAATAAGCCGATAAATGCCGTTGTAATACCTGCTTGATTATCTACGGCTAGACGCTCCCAAAACGCCCAAAAATCTCGTTCAATCTTTCCGGTTATATCATCTATCCCCATCCGGATATAGATTAGTGAGGAGATAATGGCAGAACCGATATCGGTCGCTGCTACGCTTGTGATTGTATCGTAAAAAATTTGACCAATAGCCTGAGCTAAATTTCCGATACTAGTGATAGTGTCGCCTTTTATCTCAAATTGTCTAATTAGCCAATTCTTTATATCGAGCTTAGTTTCTTTTAAGGATTTATCTAGACTTTCGGCAATAAAGACTGCAATGCCCATCACGACATTTGCGACAGCTCCCGTTCCTTGTCCCAGAGCGTAGGATAATTTCTCGCCAAACCTTGCTGCTGCTTGCAAGACAGTTCCGTCTGCAAAGATGTCTTTTAGAGATTGCCAGATACCAACCAAAGCGTTTTTAAAACGGTCCAAGCTGTCAGCTCTAAACGACATATTAAAGCCGTCTTTAAACAGGTCTTTTAATTTTGAGAGGTAATCAAAAAGAGGTTGTAGGGTTTTATCCCATCCGTCAAATATGGACTTAAACTGGTTGTCCATATCAGTCAATTCTATTTCAGGTAAGATGTCAGTTCCGTTCCCAGAACTCCCTCCCTTGCCATTTTTGCCGCCCTTCCCTCCGCCGGAACCGCTACCAGCTCCGTCTGAGTCGTCTTTGTTCAAATTTAGGGTAGTGATTTCATCGAATCCTGCTAAGCCCAGAAGTTCTTTAGCAGCTTTCTTAGCTGATTTGGCAGTATCATCTAGATTGTCTGCAGTCCCACCGGACGCGTCATCTACACCGTCCATGGCATCGCCTAGACCGCCTACTGCGTCATTTGCGTTTTGTGCACCCTGAGCAAGATTTCCGATTGCGCTATTCTTCACGTTGGCTTTTTTGTTAAACATCAAACCGATAAACTCAGCAAGTTTAGCAGTGACATTTTTGAGTACCATCGCAAAAGAATTTAGCACAGGCATCATGGCATTAATAATCGGTAACATAGCATTACCAATATTTAGCGCCGCATCGCTCAAAAGCGATTTGAACAAGCTAATACGCCCGTTTACAGACTGTTGCAAGGTATTGCCGTACTTGGCTGTCGCTTGTTCCAAAATAGCCATCAAGCGAATTTGTTGCTGGGTATTGTAGTCTAACTGTTGCCAAGATTGCCCGTTCGCAAATCGCTTAAAGGCATTTGTGGACTCAATCATGGCGACATTGACGTTGATTCCAAGGTCTTCAATCGCTTCGGTGTTCCCTAGCAAGCCTGATCGGATACGTTCCATAACATCTGTCATGGTCCGTCCGCTACCTTGCGCAATAACAGCAGATGTCTGTAACATCTTGCCTGTATAAGCGCTCAGTTTGTCGGAATCTTTGATAAAGTTGGAAAATAGATTGGAATAGACAGCTCCGTACTTGGTAGCTTCTCCAACACTCATATTCATTGCGTTGGCATTGTTATCAATCCACTTTAAAAACGCTTGGGAACTTTCGCCCATCTGCCGTTTGATTTGATTGACTGAAGCACTCACTTCAAGAGCCATCTGCGTAGAATACATGCCGAGGTCTAACATTTTCTTGCCTAGGTAAGCTAACGCAGTAATCTTAGCAAGTTTGCCCAAAGCAGCCGCCATACCACCAGCTTGTTGACCTACACGCTCTCTAAGACCTTTTGTCTTGTTTTCAATTTTGTTTTGAGTTTGCTTCATCTGAGATTCCAATTGCTTCATCTTTTTTTGAAATGGAGCAATCTCGCCTTCGACAATAACTCTCAACTCTTCTAAGGTTGTAGCCATAGTTCCCCTCCTTTCCATGTTATCTTATTCGGAAGTTTTGAATCTTCCTCTCATTCTTTCAGCAAAAGCCCTCATCTGCTCTTGATGAATTTTCAAATCACGCTCAATACGAGCTTGTTCAATCTGCGCCCTATCCTCTTCGAACAAAGTAGGGTAGAACTCCCAAATGTCCGGTGCTTCACCTTTTTCCTGGAACATCATGGAAACAAAACGAGCTATCATTTGCGATTGAACAAAGTTATGCGAAGCAATTTCTTTCTGTCTCTGGAATTGCTGCCTGTTGTAACTCTCGACCAACTCTTTCAATTCCAAAAGAGTGTATTCCCAGAAAGAAAACGGGTCTATCCCTGCATCTAATGCTGTTGGATAAAACCCGTTAATCAATTCTGTGACCGAACAAGGACCAGAACCTACTCGACTACTGTCAACGTCGGTTCTTCCTTCTCCTTGTTCCGAGGAATAAAACCCGATACTTCAAACAATGGTACGATGATATCGGACATCAATTCAGTTTGTCCGTAGCCTTCATCAATGTAATCATCGAACAAGTCATAGACATCATCCAATTTGATACCATGATGGAACTTCTGCAAAGCACCTTGAACAACCAACAACATGACCTTCAAAGGCGGTAGATTGAACTGTTCGCCTGGTTGTGGCATAAAGATTTTGAGCAAATTAACGCCCAATTTTTCTTCAACTTCACAGGCTTGGCGAGTGCTAAGACGCAATTTATAGTCTGTTCCCTTGACGGTCCAAGTGATATATGGTTTACGTGTTGACATTTATACCTCCTTAAAGTGCTACTGGATCAGTGAATTCCAAGTCTGACTGTAGAGCCAATTTTAATGTAAATTCGATTGCAGAGTTGACACCGCCACCGCCCAGCTTGACAGCAATCTGAGCTGAGAAGCGGACAGTAGTGCCATCTGGGTACTCTTGCTCAAAATAACGTACAGCCTTGGCATCTGCCAGTTTACGCAAAGTACGATAACTAGAAGTTGTTTTGGAATTCTCATACTTGAATTTATATTCCAATTCACCAGCGTCACCAATACCAAATTCATACTGCTTAATGGTATCCGCAAGGGTCGTATTCTCAACTTTCTCAGGGTCAATACCAAGTTCTGGAACTTCTTTCAAGCCCTCGATAACTGTATAGCTAGACCCTTTGGTCTCGCTCATTTTCAATTTAATTCCATTCGCTAACATGTTTTATCCTTCCATTCTGTATTGGTAAACGATTCGGGAGTTTAGATCTAAAATCCCTTCAAATCGCATGACTTTGTGTCGTAAGTGCGTTGGGTCGGGTGTATCCACGCTGGATGTACGTTTTAGCCCTAGAGATGCAAAAATCGCATCAATCGCTACTGCTAATTCTGACGTACTATCATTGTGGAAAATATCGACCTTGTAGCGCAAATAGGACATCTGTTCTGTATCATCTGTAATCTCGTAAGGCTTGTTTTCCTCTTCCAAGTAGATGATAACTGGGAAGTTCTCCCAATCCTGCGGATACGTATCTGTTACGTTATCTGCAACTTCTTTCAGTTTATTGTAAATAATAGGCTTAATATTTATCATTTGCTGACCTCTTCAATCAATTTTCGCTTAACATATCTGTTGATGTTCTTAGTGACCCGTTCCTCATTATCCTTAAGTGCTGGATAAAGATACGGTTGGGCAACTTGACCAAACATCTTGTAAAACTCGCCAATCTTGGGGAAACGATAAGGACCGGCATCAATCTGAGACTCGTGGACATACCAAGGTGTGCTTCGATAGGACACGCTGACTTCTGGCGAAATGCCTGCATGGTTTGTTGCGCCTTTTGGACCTGTTCCAAATTCGACAAATCCACCATGGTCCGACGTACTTACGACTTCAGCTCTTGGATTCCCAGGCTTGGACATGCGGACCTTGATACCCGCTCTCAAATCACCATCGTTGACAGGAGCTCGCAACTTTGCATCAGCTTGTACAACATTCTTAGCAGCGTTATGTATAGCTTTTGCCATAATTTCGGTCTGTCGTTGACTAGACAAGCGTTTGAGCTTCGAGATTAACCTATCCGCGCCTATCAACTGCGACATTGTTCCAGCTCCAAGACTTGATGGTTTGTATATCGCTTAATAGAAATAACTTTGTGGGTCACTTTGTCGCTATCGATGCAAAAGCCATCGCTCTCTTCGACAAGTGTTTCACGGTCAATTAAACAGTTCAAAATATAGTTAACTCTCTCGCCATATATCTCAGCTTGTAAACGACCACTAGCAGGCCATATCTCAGCTCGTATCTTAGTAGCAACATCGCTATAAGTAGCTTTCTTGATACCCTCATCACTCGTCACTATGACAGCTTTACGGATCAGATACGGCTTCAGTCGGTTTCGCTTCAAACGCACGACCTGCCACCCTTGCGAGTCTATAGCTTCGGATACCATTCAAAATAGTATCTGACAGCCCGTCTTTATAAGACACAGACACGCCCCCTTCACTTCGCGATGTTTCGCCCTCGCTTCCTTGACGATTGAACAACTCGAGTGCCACTTCCAGTTGCAAACATTCCAGCGCTGGCGTAAGCTGACTTCGATTTGTCTCAGTCAAAATGATATTTTTTGCCCTCAAAAGCAAAGACGAGAGGACTTTTAAGTCGCTCTCGCCTGTTAAAGTTTTTAATTCTTCTAGCATATCCGCCCCCCTATTTTGCAGGAGCTTCTGCTCCTTTTGCCTTGATTTCTTCGATGTAATCAGCCAAATTCACATCTTGCAATTTAGCGTTTTTCTTCATCTGCTCATGACGTTCCTTGGTTAGTTCGATGATGTCGTTAACACGATGAACAAAACCAAGTTCGTCATCAGTAAACTCTTTTAATACCTTAAAGCGCATTTAGGGCCTCCTAGACAATCTCTTTCCAGTTGGCTGAATCGCTACCAGGAGCTGTTGAGGATGAATTTACTTTATTAGTGGCTTCAAACAACTTACCTTCGTTCTGTACACGAGCACCAGCTTCATAAGTTGCACCAGATACCCACTGCTCTGCACGGATGTTTAATTCGCCTTGTGCGCTTGGCTTCGCTTCTGGTTTAGAGGTCGCAATAGAAATGATGTACTTCTGGTCAAAATCAAAGACAAATGCTCCAGTATACAGCAATTGTTCCACCAACTCACCAAAACGACCTGGGATGTTGTTGTTATACTTCGTTTCATCTACTTGGATAGGCGAAACGACTACCCCGCCGATTGTCGCAACAGCTTGTACGCCTTTAAGGTACTTAGATGGTACTTTGTAAACCGTGAATGTATCCAACTGACCGACATAACCTTTGTAAAGCACAGTTTGATTGGTGTCTCCTTGTGGAAGGTTGACAATTTCTGACTTAATCGCTTTATAAAATGCTGGCGTCACAAACAACAAGCGGTTTTCCACTACGTCCAATTCATCCAATTTCTCAGAAACATCCAAGACAGCTCGGTAAGAATTATTAGCACCTTTAGTATTAGCTGGTACGACATTATCGCTGACATTACCAAGAAGAGCGTCAAAACGAAGATGGTCTAAGTACGGCGCCACAACTTCGGCAGCTTGACGAGCGACAACATAATTGACATTGACTTCACCGTTTGAATCACGCTCATCTAGACGATCCACAAAACGCCCCCAGTATTTTTCTTGGTCCAGAGTGTATGTGCGTTCTTCTGTTTGTGCATGGTCGAACTCATTGTCAGCATTACGCTTGTAGTCTTTGAGTTCTGTTGTGTCAGATTTTGTAACAGTAAATGAACGCCCGTTCATTTCCACTGCATCATTCGATAGCAAAAGCGGAGCTGAGTAAGATTTTTTAGCAACAACTTTCTCGATAATTCCTAAGAATTTTTCACGGGATGTTGCGGTGTTAATATTTTCAAATGGCATATTTTATTTTTCCTTTCTTATTTCAAAAAATCACGTTCCCACTTTTCAACGGTTGGTTGTTCTTGTGGTGCTTTCTTCATCGGTGCACTTCCTTTGGTCTTGTCAGCAACACCTTTCAAGACTGCTGCTTCCCAAGTCTTTTGGATGGCATCGATTGAATCGCGTACACTGTCAGCATCAGCGAGATTAACCACGTCTACTAGCTCAATTGGTAAGCCACGTTCACTTAAAATCGTCTTAGCTTCTGCGGTTAGCTCTCTGCGTGTGATTTCCGCTTCACGGTCAGCCAGGTCCTGTTCACGCTTATCAAGCTGGTACTTCTGCTTGTCTTCGGCGTTCATCTTGGCTAATTTCTTAGCTTCTGATTCAGCTTTTTCCTGTTCTGCCTTCCATTTAGCGAATTTCTTATCAATGATGGCATTGACATCGGCATCGGTGTACTTCTTTTCGTCTTTCGGGTCTGTTGTGACTTGTTCAGGTTCAGCTGCTACCTGTTTGTCATCTTCGACCGCTTCGACTGTTTGTGTTTCTTCGTTCATTGCGAACCTCCTATTTTTAAAGTCGTCCCCGACTGTTTTTCCATAGCTTTTACCGTCTTCAATGCTTGGACCAAAAAGAAAACTGGTCAATTTCGACCAGTTTTAAGTAATTTAGAGTAGTTTCAAGCAGTCTTTCCTGCTGTCAAGATGAGTGACCACCTCCTTGTTAACGACTAAACCAAGATTTCTTGGACAGCTTGTCAGCTACTTTCTTTTCAAGATAATCAAATCTCGAATTAGTAGCCTGTGCATTGCGTTCGACGATTGAACGTAGCTCAGAAATTTCATTTGCCTGTTTGGCGTTTTCATCAAGTAGACTTTTAATGATGTTCAATGCAATATCAACAGCTTCTTTAGTTCCCTGAACTTGTTCAATCAGTTCACGTTTTTTCTTAATACGCTTGTTCATAGCGATCTCCTTTCTATTTTTTTGTATCTTTATATAATTTATAGAGTTTGTATAACACAAACGGAAATCCAATGATAAACACAACACTCTCTATAATCAACCTAAAACGAAAATACAAGTCCATACCATTCTCCTGTTTTTGAACACGAAAAAAGCACTCGATTACTTGAGTGCTTATTTAAATAATTGGTCTGCCTTCTGCAAATGCTATTTTTGCTTCAGCTAACGTCATCTTATTTGGACCGCCGTCAATGTTAACAGGTCCAGTATTTTGCCATTTACAGGTGTCACAAATATCATAGTCCATAACATCATGACCGCAAACAGGGCAATGTAGCCATACATAACCATCAACTACCCAAGTCTTTTGCAACTTCTCTGTCATAGTAAGTTCTCCCTTCATCTGGTTTCATCATTGTCGTGATTGTTGCTTTTCCATTATTTCCTAGAACGTAGATATTATTTTTTACATCATACCTAACACGACGAGAATCTGTGTCATACCCAAGAATATTATCTTGTATAGGATTTGATAAAAGCTCTTGTCCTAATTTCAGATAATCTGATTTGGAAATGTTCCCAAATTCATGACTGTGTTTCTCAAAATGACCATTAAAAGACTTCTCAGACGGGAATTTTGCTTTTATCCATCTAGCTCGGTCCTTCAACTGCTCTAATCCTTCTCTGTCATTATACTTCAAATCAATATAGTCTTCAAGCGATTTAGGCGCCTTATCTCCAAGAATTGACTTGTACTTTTCATACTGGTTATTAGCACGTTCAATCTTCCAAATGTCCAAGTTATCCGCCTTGTATTTTGGTTTAACATACTTCTCATACCAGTCTTTATACGTCATATTGGCAGGCACCTGGATGGTCTTGCCTGTCACTGGGTCTCTGGCGCTTCTGGTCGCTTTAGCTAACCATTCATCATCATCTAGCGCTATAGTGACCGTCCTACACCACGGGTGTAATGGCGGGTAGTTCTTCCCTTTCACCCTTTCGCTGACCAAGTAGACTTCTCCATCATGCTCTCGGCAAATACTTGATGTTCGCAGGTCCAATACAGCCACAAGTCTGTAACGCTCAACCTCTGCTTCTTCATACGCCAGAGCTTCCATCTCTGCGTGGAAATGACTAGCCTCTGTCCGCACCAGCCTGCGTGAGTTGTAACTACCTTTGCCGAATTGGGCGTTTATGACTTCTGCGGTCTCGTGAGCTGACCGACCTGTTAACAGACTAACTGCTAATTGCTTTTGTAGTTCATTTGCTAAGGCTTGGGTATTGCCCCAAATCCTTTCAGAGTAATTCGCCCCCAGCCATGGCGTTTGCTGAATAGCTTTGATTTCCTCTAGGTCAATCCTGTTAAATGCAAATGCCACGCCAGACTGCTGTTGTAAATCAAAAATAGAGTGATAGTATGTATCTGGAATAAACTCATCATAGAAGGTTCTAGAAGCCTCATTTTCAGCTTTATAAAGCTGGGCGGGTAAATTATCCACCTCCCTTTGTAAAGCCTCGTATCGCTCAATTCTTGAAGCGTAGGGAGCCGAATCTAACATAATAAGCAACTGCCGAATCTCTTCGCTATCAGTTGTATTTTGTAGAGCTAACTTTAAATCCCGAATATCCGATAGGTTCTTGACATTATCTAACACTCTTCTTGCTTCTGCTTCAGTTAGTCCGTGGTCTCGACGATAACTTTCGAAGATTTGGTCAATTTTGGAAGCAATGCGTCTGCTAGTTAGCGAATATATTTCATCGAGTTGCTTTGCGGTTTGCTCTGCCTGGTCCATCGCCTGAACCATTCGCTGGGCTTTCCGCTTCTCCCAATACTTCTGATTGTCCATCTGTCACACCCTCTTCATAAGGCAAATTCTGGCTAAATGTAGGCTCTTGCTCCTCTCGCTCTTTCTCGAGCGCTTCAAGTTCTGCATCTGGGTCTTCCACAAATGGCAAGAGGGAAATAAGCTGACGCAGACTGACCTTGTCCTTAAGGTTGCTAATGATTTGAGACAATTCCAGCAAATTCTTAGGCAAACCGCGACTAAATTGCGGAATGATTGCCTTTGCGTTTTCGTAAATCTGTGACCAGTTGTAGTAATTCGCAAAAATCTGTATACGTTTGTGCAGGGATTTGATATAGTATCGCTCTTTGGTCTTGGTAATCATTTCAAGACCTAGAAGCTTAAATTCCATTGCTACCCCAGAAGTGTTCCCTGCGAAATTCTCATCTGATAGATTCGGCACATGGCTGAAAGTGTAAATATCCTCTTTGAGCGCTTTACGGAGAACTTCGACCGTTGCTTCATCCAATACATTTTTCAAAAACTCAGCACTTGCATCCTTCGGCAATTCCAACAAACCTTCTTCTCGCAGTATCTCCATCGCTTCTTTGGCTTCTTCTGGCGTGTCTGCTAGTGCTGCCCCATACAAGACCAGGATAGACTCGATAGCTTGTTCTTTGTCATTCACACGGTTGCCCATCAGTGAGTTATACGCATCTATCAAGCTAATCTGTTGCTCATAATCTCCGACCATATAGCGATTGTTTCGATATTCAATAATAGGCAGGGCTCCGAGATTATGCGGAACACCCTCTTCTGACTCTTTCTTCTGCTCACGTAAAGACATGCTATATTGCAGGTTCTCAGTCAATACCTGGGCACGATAATAACTTTCTTCCGTCACGTCGTCCTTCGTTTGATAATAATAGACCGCAAATAAAGGCTTCTGCTCAATCGAATCATCATAAACAATAAATGTATTCTCAGGTTCTAGACTACGTGTTACTAGCTCATTTTCATCTTCTTTGACATAGATGTACTCATAGGCTCTGCCATAGATTGCCATATTTAAAGCGTTGTCCGAGTCTGTCGAATCAACATCTGCATTATCAAAAGCCTTTAGCAAATCCTCGATGTCTATATCATCCGTCTTAGGATAGCGGATAGCATTGCCCATAAAGTAACCTGTGGCGGTATCTGCAATATCCTTGGCATGATTGGCAACCGTCTTAAAATTTGGCAGGTTGCTTCTGCGTGTGTGCTTCTCAATAGCATGTTTTCCAAGGTAGTAATCTTTTAACCTTTTTAACTCACTAGCGGTCTTGTCATGCTTCAAAATCAATTTGTAAATGATGTCCCTATCTAAATTCTGCTCATTATACAACGAGCGACTATAGACCAATACTTCTTCCATTTTTGCTCCTTTCTACAAGCCGTAAAGCGATTTGCGTTTGACTTTGGCTTTAGTTCTAATTTTGTCATTAATTGCTTCGACTACGCCTGTCAGTGCATCTGCAGCATCATCATGAGCATTCTTACCTTCTCTTTGATAGCTCATAAGATTTTGATATAATTCTGACCAACGATGTCTCCAATTTTCAGGGAAATAGATATGCTCTATTGCCCAGGTCGTATTGGTCAAAATTCTTGCTTGTTTATTTTGAGACTGATGAAACCAATTAAAAACTGTATATCGGTTTTGGTAGCTATCTTGCGTCAAACGTTCAACGTTTCTGGCGAATCCGCGACCGCCATTATTACTTTCGATGTCACATGTATTGACTTGCCACTCTGCTAGTTTTTGAGCTAGCAAAGGCTCTGTTACTTCCATCGGTTCCTTTGTGAAAACAACGTCCAAGATATACGCTTCATTGTCCATAGTGACGCCGTAGATATAACTAGCTAGATAGTCCTTGCCTGTATCTGCCGTATCAGTGTAAGCACTAATACGCTTAAATGTCGGCTTGTCAACATAGGTTTTAAATCCACTGTACAACCTGCCCTTGATGTCAATAGGTTCTTGCTGGTAGTTCGCAGACGCAATATCAGCTCCCATAGTCTTAGTCTTTTGAAGATAAGCTTGTTTACTCAATACTTCGTCACAAAGCATCGTATCCGTCGCTTCGTCGTAAGCTTTCATGCTAATGTGCTTGACTTTGTAATCAGACTTAGGAAGTTCAATCAGCGCCTTACCTGCCAAATCTTGCGAATGCCAACGTGTCATGATAATAATGATTTTTCCGCCCTCTTCAAGACGTGAAAGCATCGTGTTCGTGAACCACTCCCAATGTTTTTCTAAAACGGTTGCGTTGTTAGCTTCTTCCGCATTCTTGATAAGATCGTCAACGATAATAATGTCAGCACCGAAACCAGTCGCTGTACCTGTTGGACTTGTAGCCAAGTAGTTATTATAGCCGCCTTCCAAACTCCACAAATTCATAGCTGCATCGCCATATTTTATATGCGTATCTGGAAAAATGTCGTTAAACACAACAACGTCTTCATCTGCCTTCGTTTCCTGAATAGCATTTCTGACATTTTTCGAAAATACAGTTGATAACGTTTCGTTGTACGAACCAGTCATTATCTTTTTATCGTTGTCATTTCCAAGCAACCACTGAACGAACATGCCTGCCGTCCTTGATTTTCCGTGTCTGGGTGGTTCATTGATAACCAACACATTATGCTCGTTGTCACTTAAAAAGCCTTGTAAGTCATTACAAAGCTCGACTAAGTATCTACGAGATGGTTTGTAGAAGTCGCTTGCCATCAAATGACAATAGTAAAAGAAATCGCGACGAGCTAACTCAAAACGTGCTTGTTGCCTGATTGCCGCTCTATCCATCATCAATCAACTTCCTTAACTCATCCGTTGTCAAGTCGGCAAATGGGTTGGTTTGGTTGATATTGACTTCACCATCGTGTGTCACTGCTTGTTTTGTTTTAAAATCGTTGTCACGACGTTCTAAGTACCATTTTGACAAGTCTATATCCCCATCTTCAATCGCTTTCGATATATTAAGTTTTGCCCGTGTTTTCACACGTTGCTTAAGCAACTCTTTTCGCTCCGAAAATTCAGGATTTTCCTTACAGTAATCATAAAGAGTTGTGGTTCCTATATCAGCTAGAAGACAAGCTTCTTCATCGCTCAATCCTCTCACAAACAACTCTTCTAATTTCCGTAGTGTTCCTTGCGTCATCTTGGTTGGTCTACCACGCTTTGTTTTCGCCAATATCATCACCTCCAATCAAAATTAAAAAAGCCACACTTCGTTGTGTGACTAATGCATATTAGGTCTTGGTCCGATATGCGATTGACCAGACCTCCGAGTCAAGGTCCCCGCAGGATTCACTTACTCTTAAACGGGAACAGCAGGGCTCGAACCTGTGACATCATGATTAACAGTCATGCGCTCTACCAACTGAGCTATGTTCCCGATTTAGATACCGAGTTCGATTGTATAAGGAGACTGGCAGTCAATTGACAATGACTGAAATGTTAACGTTTATCTCTTCTCGGTATCTTGACAATACTATTTTAACATCGACAAAAACGAATAATCTATACAAAAACTTTTGATTTCTTGGTCAAAACTCTAATTTTGAACTAACAAACTTCCGCTTCTATATTGTTCCGCAAACGATAACAGTGCATCGTTGAGTTCGATATAGAAACTAGTTTCTGATAAGTGCAAGTCGTTGTAGATTTCAAAATCATACCGCTTGCCTGCGTAAAGATACTTCTCATAAAGAATGCGTCTATGCGTGGGATTGAGTAGATTGTTGATCGCATACTCGATAGCTTCAAGTTCTGCTTCCGCATCTACTCTGTTAATCGCTAATCGCTCAACAGGTCTACTCGGATTACCGCTAGCTTGTCTTGGCTCGAAAGTATACACAGCAGTGACTTTCTGTCCATCCGCATCATTTGCGACCCTCCGCCAACGCGGGTACTCTTTCAATTTTCGTTTTGCATTAGCTTTCGTTTTTTCGAAATCAACTTCTGGAAAAAAAGTCATCTGCTCATACCTTTCTGTGATATAATAGTTTTAGAGTTTTATTCACAGAGTCGGTACAAGTAGTGCTGGCTTTTTTTATTTTTCCCACGGCTGTCGCTGATGGCTATAATACGGGTACACCAGCCGAATTTTCCCTCTCGGAGCTAGCACCCTAGGCTCGTAAGGTTTGACTTGCTCGTACAGCTCGTCTATTTTATCCAACATGCGTTGTCTCGGTGGTCGTCCGTCTAGCCATTTGTAGACAGACAGCTTCGTCACACCCATTTCGGTCGCAAATTGGTCTCTCGTCCATCCTGTCTTTTGCAGGATGTATTTGATTTTATCTGCTGTGGTCATAGGTCCTCCACATTAATTTTCTTACCAAACCATCGCAGTATTTTGATCATGAGCATAAACATGACACCCATAAAGGTGCTACCCAGCCATAAGAGCAATATAAATACAATAGTTATAAAAACTAGTCTCATTCCAACTCCTCCAACGCCACCCACTTAAACTGTGGGTATTTCTTTGCTTCTTCTTGGGTGCAGCGACATGCGTAGGTCTTCACAATTAATTCTGAATCCGTATCAAGAATCCTATGTTTTCCATCCGTTCTGACAAGGATAGAATACTTCATCCGCTTCGGCTCTGGCACATCGACCAGTAGCACGCCTAATTTTTCGTTAGTCATTGGTTGCCTCTTGTAATTTTTTTAAAGTGATTTTTGCATAAATCCATACCGTGAAATCTTTTGGAACATCTGTTGCAGAGCAACTTGTCACAAGTAAGAAACCTTTGTTGCTGATTTTTAAATAAACTGAAACTTCGATAGAATGCTATTCCTGTCTGACCAATTATAAAATCACACAGCTTTGTTGCTTTTCTCTTGTAGCACTCGTGGCATATATCATGTTTCGGTATGAATTGGACAACGTTGGTCGTCATTTAACACCTCCTGTTTCTCAGCGCTCACTACCCAAACTCTACCACCGCAAATCTTTTTCACTAATTTATCTTTAAGCGCTTCTTTTAATTCGTTGATAGCTAAACTACGTTTCTCAGACCTCATCACTCCGCCTTCTTAATCATATAAAACGCATTATGCGCACCATAATCATACAACCAATAGCCATCGCGTTGCGCTTTACGGATATACCAGCTTTTGATTCTTGATTTGGTATCAATCAAACGTTGCATGTACTTTTCAGCTTCTACTGCCGTGTCAAATGTGCCTTGTAGTTCTGGCTCGTTGTCATTTATTCGGAAATATAACTCAAACATTACTCCACCTCTTTCGCAAATCCCGCATCCCAAGCCCATTCAAAATCCTGTTTGATTTCGGATTCGGTGAGTTGAAAATCAGAGTCACTAAAATCTGGTCTTACATATACACATAGTTCAATAGCGTTATCGTTGTTATCCCTGCGCTTGAGGACTGTAGCGTTCCACTTATTTGCATTCGGATTCGGAATCTCCACTGTATACAACTTTTCCTGCTCAATCTCGTAGCCGTCAAGCCATGCACGGGCTATCATATCAACATTCTCAGGAATCAAGTCGTCATTCTCATCATATGCCCAATCACCGACTTTCTCATCGTCATCCAGTCTATAAAGAACTTTTTCCAAATGCCAACCGGAGCGTTTACATTCCTCAATCCACTCCGCTACATACTTCGGCACCACAACCTTTTTCAAACCAATTTTATCAATTGTATTGACGACGATTTCAAGAGGTACGTAATCAACTGACTTTACCTTTTGTTGAATTGAATGCGCTCCACTGTTTGTTTCTACAAGCCTACCTACTTGTATTTTATCTTGCTCAATAATCTCAATCGCTTCCTGTTTATTCATCTGTTCCCTCCTACCCCACAAACATCTTACTTAGATTTGTCTGTTTTGCTTGTTTTAATAAATCTATGGTTGCCTCTTCCTTGGCTTCCATCTTCTCAATCACATCCAGATACTTCACGATTTCTGCTTGCTTCTCCAAGTCCGTATGAATTTTCAGCTTCATCTCGTTCAGGGTATCCATCTGGATATTCAGACCCGTCTGGACTGTATAGATGAAATGCCCTGCTTGGCAAGAAATAGCATGATAGAGATACTTAGGTAACACCATGTCATTCGGCAAAAATACAGCGTAATGACTTGGAATTTCCGCTTCTTCAGCATGGTAAAGAACTTGCCCTCTTGTCGCACTGACCTGTATCAAGGTACAGCCAGCAGGATAGACCTTGCCACTCGACCGCTCTATATTTGCTAGTTCTGTAATTTTGACTAATTTCATCACCATAATGTTAATTGCTCGCTTTCTTCTTTGATTAACTCGGAAAGACTTGGCTTGTCCACATACTCACGCATTAACTCTTGTTCTGCTTCCAGCTCTGCCTGCTTGGTTGGATCTGTCGCAACCAGTTGACCGAACAATCTCGCAAACTCTCGCTCCGTTTCAGCAATTTCCCTGTCAATCTCTATCAACTCCCTCAAGATGACCCCTAAGGGTTGGACTTCTTCAGGGACAAAAGTGTCGACATAGCGAGGGATGTTCAGGTTGAACCCATTCTCGACAAGCTCCTCCCAGTCAGCTAGATAAGAAAAACGCTCTGTTGTCATTCTCAAGGACACCACCGAAACAATCTTCTTGATATGCTCCACGTCCAAACTGTTCTGTGCCTTGCCCTTGGTAAATTCATCCTTGGCGTCTACAAAGAATACATCTTTCTGACTTCGTCCCTTTCTCAAGAGCAAAATCGCAACTGGGATACCTGTATTCAGAAACAGGTTGGGTGCTAGACCGATAATCGTTTCAATCGCTCCGCGTTCCAACAACTGCTGGCGAATAGTCCCCTCACTGCTTGCACGGAAGAGGACCCCGTGCGGAAGGATTAGCGACATACTGCCACCGTCTTCAAGCTGATGGAAACCGTGCAAGAGAAAAGCAAAGTCTGCCTTGGTTCTGGGTGCTAGTCCGTAGAGGTCAAACCGTTCATCGCTGATTGGTGTCCATGGCATTGAGTAAGGCGGGTTTGATATGACCACATCAACTTTCCTGTCGCTTGGACTATCTATCTGACTGATAACACCGTCCTGGATAGCATAGACAGCAAACTGTTCCCGTGTCAGGCTATCGCCGTGGATAACTTCAGCGTCAATCTTGCGAATAGCTAAGTTAATCAGCAGAAACGGGATAACCCTTGCAGAAAATTCCTCACACCTCACGAACTCCACATCTGGATGATAGTTCAGATATTGGATGGTCAGACTGCCAGTCCCTGCACAGATGTCCGCTAGACTCTTGCCACTTCTGGACACCCTTGCCAGCAATTCCGCCACACTATCAGGCGTGTAGTCCTGTTTCAACTTTTTACGGTCAGCCCCTTCTTCCTGAAAGAAGTCACGAAACTGATCTAGTTGCCTATCACCATAAATGGCAGCGATACGATCCAGCAGGTCAGACTGCTCAGGGCTGAACAGTTTGGTCATTAGTGTCTGCGGAATTTCAAAAACCTCTTTGACCCCACATATTTCTAAAATGGATTCTCTCAATTCTTCCGTCCTTTCAAATACTCAGGCATCTCCTGCCCAATCTCGATTTCTTCATACTTCCTCCAACTCCTCAATCAACCAATCCAAATGTTGTCTAGCCTTCTTCAAGTCCTCAACACCGTTCTTCTGCTGAAACCTTAGTAGGTACTTAATGACATTGCCCCAGTAGTAGGCGCGCTCGCCTGCTAAATCCCAGATAAAATTCTTGACCACTTCCAAGGCTTCCATACCATACTTCCCTTGGTAATGTTTTGGTTTGGTTATGTTGTTAAATTGTTCTTCTTGTCCCTCGCATTCAGGACAAGTGCAAGCGTAAATCATTTGCGTCATAAAATTTCCTCCACTTCAATCTCAATTCTGTATTTATCTTTCAGCCCACTCAGACCACCATACTCAAACGTCATAAACTTAATCACCTCATGACTATCATCTGTCCAGATACCAGCATCTGTCATACCGTCGACTAGAGCTTTCACAGTCGGGTAAAAGTTCGGCGGGTCCATCCGTCTTTTGGTTGGTGCGTAAACCGTCACCAAAAGTCCGCAGGGGTGCTTTTTTGTGTGGGTGGTATATTTACCCTCGGAGACTTTAAAAAACGCTATACGGCGAAGATAGGCGGTAATTTTTGCCTTCTGTGCCCAGTTCATTCTGTCATTAGCATTCAGCATCTCTTTTTTGCGCTTAGTGTTAGATAAAATAAATTCAAACTTCAACCAACCGCCTCGCTTTCGTCTCGTTTGTTCTCTTGATATAGGCCGGTGACTTGTAAAAGTGTATCGTTGACACCTTCACGCCGAATTGTTCAGCTAATTCTTTTGCTGTTCCGATTGCTAGTAGCTTATCACCTTTGTAGAGAGCGTACTCTTTTTCATGAGCTATCATATTCTCAAAAAATAGCGACTGCCATTGTGTGAGTTTGGCTAAATACGGGCAGTCGCTATCGTCCAACTGTCAACTGATTGTTTCCAATTGACACGCTTTCTAGTTCGCTTTTTTCGTGGTTCACGGCACGTTAGTTTCATATTTCCAACAATTCACTAATCGACACTATGCGATTCAGTTTCTTTTTGCTTCGGCAATAATCGCATTTTCCGCATTTAGTCGGCCCAACTTTTCCAGTTGCCACATCCCATACATGACCAACACGCTCTGAAACGTATTCTAAGCCCTCTGAGAGCATTTCTTCGTCTAGGCTTAATATTTCCTTGTCTGGTTCGTTTTCTTTGCTTACAGCCACGATTAGAGGCCTATATGAACGTCCTGTCATTTGCTTCAACAATTCTCGGTAAACAGACAATTGAGCATGGTAGTTGTAATTAACAATATTTGCAAATGCACCGGGAACTTTTTGTTTCAACTCCTGACACCACTCTTCACCTTTAATTGTTTTCATAGTCTTCAAATCCACCATGTAATTTCTAGTGTGGTTGATAGAGTCTATTTTGCCCTTAAACGGAACGCCAGCAATTGTGCCGGTCACAATCATCTCTTTCTCTACCTGGTCTCCTTTTCTGCCGTGGTAGAGGTTATTGAACAGTTCATCAGTTTCTAGTGTTGCTATCACCTTATCTGCTAATTTGTAATCAGCTAGCAAGCCATACGGCTTGCGGCTAGAAAATAAATCCGACTTATGCTCTTCTAAAAATTTTCTATGAGCTTCTGCACTTTCAAAATAGCTATGGACATAATTACCAAAAATCAACGGCTTCTGGTCTCTGTCCTCTACCCACTTCCCAGTATCCAGAGCCAATGCTTTTGCCTCGCACTCTAGATACTTCTTGAATCGTGATACTGACATGTAGTCTTTGTCATCATAATAGTTATCTTGCGTTAGGGTCTTCATACTTCAAATCCAACTCCCCATTATCTTTTAGCTCGCTTACCTCTTCCAAAATTTCGCCTGTTTCAACATCAACAGACATCAAGTCATCAAGCAACTGTTGGTCTGCATTGACTGGTTCAGCAGTCTTGATGTCTCGTGTCGCATTGTCGTTCTCGCTTTCGTCATTCTGCATTCCCGTTTGCATCTCTACCGACAACGGTCCATAGATACTTAGAATATGTTTCAATACCGTCTTGCGTGCCATTGCATCAAAATCTGTTTTCCAAGGACCGTTCCCAAAAGTTTTAGAAAACTTCTTGCCGTGCGCTTCAACTTCTGCTTTTGTCCAATAGGTCAACTTTCTAAAACCATTTAGTAAGCTGAAGCTCGCAAAATACCCGATAACCTCATCTTGTGGTTGAGTAAAATCAAGAACCAGCTCTTCGAAAAGTGGGTCATAAGAAACCAGTTGGGCCCTGTACACCGGTCCTGCATTGATACTCTTGTATTTGCCACTGCGTTGCGCCAATTCAATCAAACCTTTATAACCTAATTGGAACTGCACCTGTCCTTTATACGGAACTAGGTAAGCACGACCTAGGCTTGGTTCAATCGGCAAGTTTAATACCGCCGCCTTCATAGCTGATGTCATAATTGATTCGTTAGATGCAGATTTTAGCGATGCATTGCCTTGGATAACAGACAAGATACTTGTTGCGAATTGCACCCCTGCACCTTTCCAAACGTCATCAAATGATTTTTGGACGTTTGGGGCATTAAAAAAGTTTTTGTGTGTTACTACTTGATTTGTTGTCATAATTTTCCTTTTCGTTTCTAATACTCATAGCCCATAGCTACATTGTCTTTCCATTCGTCATAGGCGCTGTCTTCATCTTCCTCCACCTCCCAGATATCAACTGGCGGTTCTGGCGGTGTGCTTAACCATGTATCATAATCAAACATCAAAACTCCACCTTTCCGCCAATTTCGGACCAACCAGCCCACTCATCTAGCTTTTTCTGGATGATATGGTGTTTCTGTTGTAATAACAACCCTCTGACCTCATCGCCTATCTGACCGTGCTTTTCTTCATGGTCAGCAATCATTTTTAATTTTTCTTGCATTGTCCCTCCTAAAACGGTAGCTCTCGTCTACTCTGCGCACTATCTGGATACTTAAAAACATTGTTCATCGCGCCCTTCATGATTCGGCTGACAAGTGAGCGGTCATACACCTTTTGCATCTGTTCCCCTGTCAGGTTGGTATTGATGATAGTCGTATCACGTTCATCCAAAATCTGATAGAGGATATTCTGTTTCCAGTCATTCGCCTCCTTGGTCTGTCTACCAAATGTTGATTCCTTGCCTAAATCGTCCAGGAAGAGATAGTCGACTTTTGTAAGCATGTCAATCATCTGTTGGGCACTAGTCCCATCTTTGTAGCCGAATCCCTCCTGAATACGTTGAAACATTTTCGGCACCGAGATAAACAGCACGCTCTTCGGTTCAGAGATTGACCGCCAATCCATATTCAACTTTCTAGCGATGCTGATAGACAGATGACTCTTGCCGATACCAGGCTTACCTTGGATAATAGCGTTCCCTTTACCTTGGTGTTCGAAGTAAAACTCGTTCAGCCTCAAAGCGAATTGTTTCGCTTCTTCCTCGATTCTGTTAGTAATCGTGTAGGTCTTGTAAGATGCATCTTTCAACTCTTTCGGTATCATGCTCTTCTTAGCGAATACATCATACGAGCTAGCCCACATCTCAACCTCCAAGGCTTGGCCCACCTCTCTCAACTGTTGCTCATTCATCTTCTCTCTGGTGCATCCAGGACAACAAGTAATGTATCGTGGCACTGTTTCATTCTTAACCATAACTTTGTTTTTTGTCCGCCATAGATAGACCTGATGTTTCAAACACATCTCGTCTATCACATCATGGACTTCTCCAATCTTCATCCTAACTCCTTTCTAGTAGGGTGGTGGATAGTTTGGGTCTGGTGCGTCAGTCTCTTTCCTTGTCCAACTCTTCTTAGCAAGTAAATAATCTTGTATCGCCGTGATAGTTTCCAAGTTGTTATAGACATACCAGTCTAGACAACACCTCTCCACCCAGCGAATTGTTTTCTTGTTTCGTAACGTTGCTTCTGAGATAGCGAAGTCAATAATCTCAAATGGGTAATCACCTAACATCTTTGTCACAGTTTCAAGTTCAATTGGAGTTAAATCTTTCCCCCAATTTTGTCTGATGGTGTAGACAATTTTTTTCAAGGGATTTTGTTCGCTAGTATTATTATTTATATTATTTAATTCAGTATTATTTAATTCAGTATTATTAGGGTAAAAATTTTTTACCTCCGTAGGTAAAGATTTTTTACTTACGGGGTAAAAAATTTTTACCTCGTTAGATAAAGTATTTTTACTAACAACATACTTAATCAAGTAAAGTTTACTAGCTTGGTTGAAAGTTTTTTTCTCTTCTAAGAGCCCAAAATCAATCAGTTCTTTCTTTGTTTTAATCGCAGTGGGTTTAGAAATCCCTAGAATTTCTTGTATCGCCTCGACAGTTAGAAAATGATAAACCCTTCCGTCACCATCTATATAGTTGTTTTTAATGGATAACTTATGTCTATCAATCGCAATCATGTATAATAATTTGGCATAGCCAGAAAGTTCTCTGTACTTTTCCCCGTGGAAGAAATTTTTGGGCATTTGATAGAATTGCGCCATCTCAAAATCGTCAACAGTAAAGTATTTAGATTCCATTTGAATATACACCCTCTATCGCTATGTTGTTGATACGCTCTAAATATTCCTGTTTAGCAATTTTATTGATTGCTGTTACATAGCTAACTCCAACTTTGATTCTTTTTCTGCGATTAGTTTTTGTTATACAGTCGACTATAATGAAACTATCTTCCTCGTAGTCGTTATTAAATTCTGCTTGCTTAAATCTACAAAATATAGTGTTTCGATAGTCTATTTCAATAGCAATGTAATCGTTGTAATTTACAGTAATGCGATATCCGACAGGCCCTTGTTCGAAACAAGCTGTAAATGCCGGTTTAAACTCACTCAATCTTGCTCTCATATTCTTCCCTCAACTTTCCAATGTTTCCAATCGTTTATCATAAGCACGGATATACCACTCTTTCAGCTCTGCATATAGCTCCTGCGCCATTTCGTATTCCTCTTCGGTCAAGTCTCGGTTATTGGATTTGCCGAAAACATTCAAGACCAGGGAGCGAACAGAATTGTGAATCTGTCCAAATGTTAGCGTGTGGTAGCTGGTTTCATCTATCACTTCGTTATGCCGTGGCTTGTTGGTGTAGATAAAGCCAACAGGGTTGACGGACTTCACTCGCCAATTTTGGCTCAGCCTTGCTACGACTTCAGGATATTTCTGGTTGATTTCTAGCAACTCGCTACCCTCAAAAGCTACAGGGCTGAACAATCCTTGCGGTGTGATTGGCTTATGTTCCATGCGTTCCTTGATAAGCGCTTCTAATTCTTCTTCGGTTAATGTGTATGTTTTTGCCATCTTATTACCTCCTAGTTATAGCGTTTGCCTGCAAGTTGTATATAAGCCCCGTAGTGCTCGTTTTCAATAGGTCTGGTATATTGACCCTTGGAAACATTTTTTGGCTTGCTATGGGCTTGAAAAGTGCCTAAACCAACACCAAACCATAGATAGAGGTTTAGAGGTGTCAAAATAGCAATCAATGTCAATGTTTGCTCGATTGTTAATGTTAGTTCTTCCATGATGTGTCCTTTCGATTTCAAGGTACACAAAAAGCGTACCTGTTGTTTTTAGGGTTGCTGAAAACAGGTACGCTATGATATAATCAAAACGTGCCTATTTTCGTATGAATATGGGTGCGTAGGTTGCCTGAAGCTCAAAATTTGGTCGTGGAGAGCTTCGGGCTTTTTTTAACCTTTTAAATCCTTATAGACTTTTTCAAGCCCCATCATAAGTATGTCAGTTTTGCTTTTTCCTGTTTCTTTTGTACAAAAATCAAGCATTTCAACTTCATTCGATGAAGCTCTGATACCGATATATTTATCACGAGGATTTGTAGTAGGTCGCCCCATTTTTGCTGACATCTGTTACTTAGTAAAATACCAAATTGTCAGCCCTAGTAAGATAGCTCCGACAAGAAAGCTGACTTTTTCTTTCCAAGTGGTCTTAGAAATCGTCATCTCTACCTTACCGAACTTTTTATGATAAAGCACTTTGTTATCCATTGCATTTTATCCTTACTTCTGCTAGAATATAACTAAACGGATAGGGAGCTTCCGCTCCGCTATCTCTAAAGAAGTTTGAAGGTGATTTGAACAAAGTAGAGATTGATTGTCAAGGTAATCTCTTTTAGCTCAAATCCCTTTTTTCTTTTGCGTTTAGCCATTCTTGGTAAGTCCTTTCCGTTGGATTTGGTTATTCCTTAACCATGATTTAATTATAACTTATGTTTAAACAAATGTCAATAGTTTTGTTTAAACATTTTTTATTTTTTTTTGGAAAAACTTTCCCAACGCACCCATATTCAATTGTCAAAGGACACTGCAATCTAACACGATTGCGGATTAACTAACATTTTTCCAATACTCTTCCAAGTCTATCCCACGTTGTACCCGTGCAATTTCAAGCGTTGTCTCTGCTTGTTTCACATTGGCACGCATACCGATTTCTAATTCTTCTCTGGTCTTAGCCATATACAGACCGAATGGAGCTGTCTTATGACTACCTACTGGATGCCCTTTCTTCTTCAAAGTTTCCAGTACATTCTGTAAAGTCCGTCTGCCTAACTTTGTTCGTTCCTGCACTTTTCCAAACTTGATAGGTTTATCAAAGCGATACGGCAAGATAATGTTCAGTACATTCGCTTCAATCGTCGTCAATTCCGTCATATTCTAAAATCCTTTCTACGTCATTCAAGTGTTCTATATCTCTTGTCTTTCGATAATTCTCAAATGATTTCAGCAAGAGTTCTATTTTCGATTCTTTCGTCATGTTGCGCTCTCCGACTCACGTTTCAACATAGCATTCTCATCCCTTAATCGCTGATTTTCGATACGGTATTCGTTCCGTTGTTCAGCGATTTCGCGGACCATGTCATGCAATATTTGATTTTCCTGTTCTAGTGTGTAAAGCGGACGTGGAATAGCAGGTTTTTCTTGTTTTAAAAAATTAGCCAACCATTTCTGCATACCGTGCAATCTCCTTATCCACTTGCTGAGCGTCTCTCTTTAGCCCGTTACGAGCTTTTTCAACGTCGCAGGTACTCTGATACCCCATACCTGCTTTAAAGCCGTACAGGTAGTCTCTGCGCCGAATTTCTTCAAATTCTTCACACATCCGCTTTTTCTCAGCCTTCCGCTGTTCTACTACTGCTGCCGTCAAAATCGGCAGAGCGAAAATTCCTAATGTAAATATCGCTTCTTTCATAATAACCTCCAATTTTCTTTCATCCACTCAACCACGGCATCCCGTGGAAATCGTGGGTGTGATCCCTTCTTTTCAATCCTTGGAAAATCCTTTAGGTGTGATACCCTCTGGAATTCCGATTCATTCATGATTCCTAGCAACTTCTTGCATTGCTTACTGTTGAGTAGCAAAGGCATTGCTAGTTCTAAGTTAAACACCTCAAACACTTCCACCAATCTAACTTTTAACTGACTGATAAAACGTGATATGAGGCTTTCAGCAATGTCATCCATCTTGTCAAACCTCGCTTTCGTGTGTTATAATTTAAGTGATTTTTTTAGTAAGCCACTGTTCCCGCAGTGGTTTTTTTGTTTTTTCAAGCAACATCATCAGCTAAAAATTTATTGATAAAATACTGCTGACCTTTGCCAGTAACTTTTACAGTTTTGCTAATCGAGATATGACCGTCAGCATGTGTGATAGTCGTCTCTTTGATTTCAAACAGACCTAGTTCCATAGACTTCTGCGTTGGCATATTCCAATCACTGCCCTTGCGCTTAATGAGATAACCGTTCTCACGCAACCAAGCAAACAAGCGATTGGCACCGATTTTAAAGCCGTTTTGGCTGATTAGCTTAGCTAGGTCACCAACCAAGATGGATGAATGGCTAGCGCTCACTGCGTCTGCAAACAGCACCTTGGGCTTGTCCGCCTCAATCTGTGCTTCCAGCTGATGCACCTTCTTATCAGCCAATAGCAGAGCCCGTGCCATAATCTTCTCTGGACTGTTGTAGTCCTTTTCTATTTGGATGAAGTACTGTCGTACCTGCTTGCCACGGTCAGTCCGTTGGATCATAGCAATTTCCTTGGCCATGTCCAGCTTGATAATGTGGTCAACCGCTCGACGACCTCCCGTACTTTCGCTCAAATTTGAGCAGAAGTCCTGTCCTTCGACAAATCCATATTCGGTCATTCTAGGGAACCAGTCCTTATATGCCGTCTTGACACCCAAAGCCTCATGCAACTGCCGACCAGACACAACAGGCTCTTGATTATCATTCACACTAACGTTGATAATTTCGTTCATAAAATTCCTTTCTGATTTGATATAATTAAAATAAAAACGATTGGAGAAATATTATGATATTTCAAGCAAAAATAAATTCTTCTGTTTCTAGACCTGTAACTATCGATGATATCTGTCCAAATTGTAAAAAACCAACCAATCCACATCTGGTGAACTCTTCTTATTTTCCTCTCGGCGAAGAAAAAACAAGTTTGGTCTTAACATTTAGATGCTTAGGTTGTAAGCACTTCTGGACAGAAGAATTTATAGCAACAAGGCATCGGATTAATTCCTACACCGATAAATACGAAATCGAACATCTTAAAGTTACTCCTAGCCTCCCAAGTGATATACCTATTTCTGACGATGTAGAATTAGTTTCCCCAATCGGTAAACAAATCTATGTTCAAGCCCTAAAAGCAGAACATGAACAACTCGACCACATCGCAGGAATCGGCTATCGAAAGGCACTTGAGTTTTTTGTTAAAGATTTCTCTATTGTCACAAATCCTGATGACGAAGATAAAATCATTAAAATGCCGTTAAAACAGGTTATCGAAAAATATATCAAGGATGATGACCTTAAAACATTTGCACTTGCATCTGCTTATATTGGCAACGACGAAGGTCATTACTATAGAAATAATCCTGATAAAGATTTTTCTCATCTCAAAAATTACCTTCACGGAGTTATTCACTACATGGAAATGAAACTCAATTTTCTTGATGCTCAAGAACTTGTAAATCGCTCAAAGAAATCTTAGCGTCAAGTTCATCCACCTTCTCCGCAATATAGGCCACAGTCCTCAGTATTTCATTGAGGGCTGTTCTTTCTAGTTCGTTCATCCCCTTCTCCTTTCTAGTCCTCAAGGACAAGACGCTTAGTCTTGATGACAACTTCTTCAATACGAGCACGTTTCAAGCCTTCACTGATAAAATAATCAATAATAGCACTACGGCTCATTCCTGTACCAATTGACAAGCTGTCTACCTCGTCGTAGTTCTCACGACTAATGACCACTGTGGGACGGTTATTCCCTTTCTGCCCTGTACTTGGGCGACCGTATCTTTGTTTTGACATGTTAGTCCCTTTCTAGTTTGGCTGGTTTTATGCGGTTAAACCGCAATGCTATCTAAAAAAATAATGTCATCTATAGACAATCCAAAATTTTCTGCAATTTTATAGGCTGTTTTGACATCTGGATTTGTTTTCCCTTTTTCCCAATTTGCCCATGTGTCAGCAGTAACACCTACCAGCTGACCAGCTTGTTTTTGCGTAAGATTGTCCCTGGCACGCAACATTTTTAGCGTCCATTTCAATACTCCTCACCCTTTCTAAATTCATCTAGGCTGACATCCAAAGCGTCAGCGATTTTAATGACATCCTCAAACTTCAAGGATTTCTTTCTACCCATTTTTAGATCAATTAGGCTATTTTTATTGATGCCTGCAAGCGTAGCAAGCTTATTTTTAGTCATACTTTTTTCTTTTAGCAGTTTTTCAATTTTTTCCCACATATTCTTCCTTCAGTTACTAGATATAGTATTCAAAAAGTTATCCACAACTACATGTTGATTTTTCAATAACTTTCTGCTATAATATTCTCATGAATAACCCAACATCTTTTATTCATAAAATTTTGATAGAAAGGAGAAGAATATGGCGAAAACTTGTAGACCATCCAAACCTGTTAGCAAAGCTGGCAAAACATTGGCGACTAGCAAGTCTGCTTCTGCAAAATCCAAAGCAGGCAAGACCTTAGCCAATCATAAGGAAGCTAAACATTAAATAGCTTCGGATTATCAATTAAAACTTGATGCAAGATTATAGAAAATCGCGTTACTAAATCTTCATCTTGTTCTTTGTATCCGGCTTCTTGCAACATGGCATGTGTTAATTCATGGATTAGCACTTGCCTTTTTCTTTCCTCTGAAAGACTTTCTCGAACATAGATTATTTGCCGCTCGTAATCGCAGTACCCCCACAGATTTCGTTCATCATCATATGCTTTGAAATGTTCCTGTACAATTACCAAATAAGTAATGCCACAAACTTTTATTTCTGCCTTCGCCTTCTCTCCCATCCTTTCCACCTTCATTTCTTCCTCCACTTCACAATCTGCCGTATCACAAACGACAGGACCAACAAACCAGCTAACCAATAGATCATTGCTTTCTTTGGCAAATGGTGGTATACTTCAAATAAGAGGTTGGGGCTTTCGCCCCTTGCTCTTACTTTTTGTTTTGTAAGTTCCGCTTGTGCTCAAGCACTTGTTTGTGCCATAAGCGAGCTTCTCTTACTAAGCCTAGAATGATAATCGGGATTGCTAAGTCGTTATCAGCTAGGCTTTTTAGTATGTCCACCATTTGCTTTTCCTCCTGTTTTAGTTCGGTCATTTCCCTGACCTTGATTATATTATACTGCGGTTAAACCGCAATGTCAAGAACTTTTTGCGTTTTTTTCGCAATTTTTTTGTTTTTTCTTGATTTTTTTGCGTTTTTGCCGTAAAATCTTCATTAGAAAGCGAGGAAAAATGCTATGCCGATAGAAAACAAAGATATTTTCTCGAAAAATCTAAAATACTATATGGACAAAAAAGGGGTTGATAGAAACCAACTCTGTTCTGATTTAGATTTAAAGTATACAACTGTACGAGACTGGATAAAAGGTATTACATACCCACGAATTGGGAAAATCGAATTACTTGCAAATTATTTTGGAATTAACAAATCAGATTTGATTGAAGAAAAATCCACAATCCCTTCTACCACCCCTAAAACCGTTTCTGACGACGTTTTGAGATTGGATAGGGATTTACATTCAAACAACCACAAAAGCTGGATACGGTACGGAAATGCGCTTCTAGATAAACAAAATACAGTAACAGACAGTAAGAATACAGTAAACGAGCTGCAAGCCACCTACCACACCTACAACTACTACGACCAACCCGCTTCCGCTGGCACAGGTCAGTATCTGAATGATGTGAAAGTTGAGACTATCGAATTACCTATTGAAGTGGATGCCGACTTCGTTGTCCCTATCTACGGAGACTCCATGGAACCAGAATACCACTCAGGCGATTATATATTCGTCAAACTATCCGTAGATCTATCTGACGGCGACATCGGAGTATTCGCTTATAACGGCGACGCCTACATCAAGCAACTCCGTATCACAGACCAAGGCGCCTACCTCCACAGCCTGAACCCAGACTATGACAACATCCCCATCACAGCAGACACCGACTTCCGAACCATCGGCGAAGTCGTGGAGGTGTATAGGGAGAGGTAAAAACCACAGTCAATGAAACTATGGTTAAGGAAGAATATTTTAATTTAGTTAATTGAAAGGAGAAACAGATGGCTAGCGGCAGAACAAATGACGAAATTGCGCTTTATGTCGCACAAACGATTACAGAATTAGAGGAGTATCTTCATCATTTGACTAAGAATGGTGATCCGGATGATGCTCGAGCAGACAAAATCAGTCAATGGGTTGAGTCTTGGACAAAATATTTGAAACAGGAAAAGAAATTCAATCCTAGAAGTATCCCTGCTTTTAAACGTGGTAGCATTGTTTACGTAGATTTAGGTTTCAATGTTGGCACCGAATACGGCGGCATTCACTACGCCATTGTGTTAAACAAGAAAGATTCACGAAATAACACCCTCTTACATATTCTTCCGCTTACTTCAATAAAAGAAACAACAGATGTAGACAATCTTAAATACTACCAATTATCATTATCTAATGAAATCCATCGATTGCTTATTCAGAAAGCACAGAATAATATCAAGTTAATCGCTGAAAAAAAGATTATTTTTGAAGAAAAGCAAGAAAAAATAGATCAGAAAATCGCCGAACTCAAGTCAATATTAAAAGATCAGGTAGTTTCAGAGGATTTAAACCCAAGATTTGAAGAATACTTCGAGAACGAACTATCCATTGTGACTTCTGAGCAACAAGAGATAGATAAAATCGTCAGAGATATGACTGCACAATCAGAATATCTTGAAAAATTGATTAACAAAATCAAAAATTTAAAAATGGGAAGTATTGCTCTTTTGAACCAAGTAACAACAATCAGCAAATTAAGACTGTTGGACCCAATTAACAAGAAATCTTTGCTGACAGATATAACCTTGTCTGCCGAAACTCTCGACATAATCGACGATGCACTCAAAAATATTTTATAATATCTGTTGACAAAAATAAGAACAAAGGTTACAATTGAATCATAAGGTCGCTAGACGACAAAATAAATGATCTCGTCCCTTGAGGACAATTTGAAACCTCTGTTCATCGAGCAGAGGTTTTTTCTATGAATTCTCCCTCAAAAAAACAAACAAAAACCCCCACACTTCCAACTTACGAAACATGCGAACAATCGGACAAGTGGTGGATATTTATAGGGAGAGGTAGGAAAAATGGAACAATCAAAAATTTATAGAACCAAAGAAAAATTCGATAGCATAGTCAATCAAACCGAAAATGAATTCATTAATTACTGGTATGCCCGTGACCTTATGCCCCTACTTGGTTACGAACGTTGGGAGAATTTTCATAAAGCTATCCAAAGAGCGATGAACTCCGTAGAAACCAGTGACACCAAGGTGTCAGATCATTTTCGTGAGGTCACGAAAATGATAACCATAGCCAAAGGCGGACAACGTCCAGTAACCGATTATATGCTTACTCGTTACGCTTGTTACCTTATTGCCATAAACGGAGACACTAACAAAGAAGAGATTGCCTTTGCTCAATCCTATTTTGCAGTCCAGACCAGAAAGCAAGAATTGATTGAGGAACGACTCCACTATATTGAACGCACAGAAGCTCGAGGTAAACTCAAAGAATCTGAAAAACGCCTATCACAAAACATTTATGAAAGAGGTGTTGACGACAAAGGTTTTGGACGTATTCGGTCAAAGGGTGACAAGGCACTATTTGGAGGACATAGCACGCAGGAAATGAAAGAACGTCTTGGTGTCAAAAGCAACCGCCCACTAGCTGACTTCTTACCAACTCTGACCATCGCAGCAAAAAATCTAGCGACCGAGATGACAAATTACAATGTTGAAGAAAACAACCTCCATGGCGAAAAATCCATCACAGATGAACACGTTTTGAATAATACAACTATCCGAAACATGCTTGGACAACGTGGTATCAAACCAGAAGAACTCCCTCCAGCAGAAGACTTGAAAAAGTTAGAACGCAAAGTAAAACAACAAAACAAAAAACTTATCAAAGAAGCAGGGAAATTACCTTAAACCAAAATACTTTACAAAAATCAAAAAAAGTATAAAATATGACTGTATTAGAGGTAAAGCCTCATAAAGTTTACATTCGGGATTTAGTCCCATACCGTACGGCAGTCATGTTTTTCATGGCTGCTTTTTTGCTATTTTACAAAAAAACAAAAAAATCCCTACACTATCCGCCGGCAAGCTTGAGTGTAGGGTAATTCGCGTATAGTAAAAACCTGCTTAGTAGTAGGTCTCTTTACTATACCCATTTTATCAAAATAGAAAGGGTAAATCAATGGCATATTTTAGAAAAAGAGATAACGGATGGGAATATCGTATCAGCTATAAAGCCCCAGACGGCTCATATAAGCAGAAATCTAAGTCAGGATATAGAACCAAGGCAGAAGCTGTTCAGGCTGCCTCGCAGGCTGAAATAGAGCTGTCTAGTGGCATTGTGGAAGATAAGAACATCACCCTTGCTGAGTACTTTGAAAAATGGATGCTTATCCACAAGAAGCCTCATGTCGGACCAGAAACGTTTGGCAAGTATGAATACACCCTTAAGCTAATTACTAGATACTTCCATGAAACGAAACTCTCGAGAATAAACGCTACTTCCTATCAAAATATTATAAACGAATTAGCGAAACGTTATGTGAAAGATAGTGTCAAAAGGTTCAACTCGCATATAAGGGCAGCGATTAAAGTCGCTCTCCACCAAGGAATTTTAAAAAAAGATTTTACCGAAATTGTCAAGATTTTCTCCGATGTCGAATCCAAGAAAGAGGAGGATAAGTACCTGGAACTAGATGAATATGAACAATTAATCACAGATTATCGAAAGACAATTAAGTACCAGTCCCACTTCTTCCTGTACACTATCGGAAAAACCGGACTTCGTTTCTCGGAAGCAGCAGGCATTACAGAGCCTATCGTTGACCGCGAAAATATGTGTTTACGACTCCGCAGGACTTACAAGGTTTACGGAAAGAAGAAAGGTTGGGGACCTACTAAGAATCCGCAATCAGAACGAGATGTGCCATTTGATAGTGAGTGGCTGAAAGCATACGACGAGTACATGAAAGTTGGATATATAGACAATCCAGATAAAAGATTATTTACCAAATTGACCGGGAGTGGCGAAAATAAAATTTTAAAGAAAAAGACACGTCAAACATTTAATGTACACGGTTTACGTCATACATATGTTAGTTGGTTGATCTATCATGACGTGGATGTTGTAACCATTGCCAAGTTAGTAGGGCACAAGGATGCAACTGAAACATTGAAAACATATTCGCACCTATTCAAGGCCAAACAAGAAGAATCATTCGACAAAGTCAGAAATTTAATGGAAAAATTTGGGGCAGATTTGGGGCGAGAAAGTTAAAAACCCTTGTGTATCAAGGGTTTTTGTTGTATTTTCATCTCCCCTGCAGGAATTTTATAGCAAAACACGTTGTTGTATGTTTTAAAAAATACGCTGATTTTAGCT